CAGACACTATTGTAGGTGTTGCAAGAAGACAGTTTGCATTTGTAGACTTAGATGGAAACAGATACATTGCAATTGGAACAGATAAATTTTTACTTATATATTTTGAAGGTCAACTTTATGATGTAACACCTTTAAAAACTACTTTATCCTCTTGTACTATTGCAACAACTAATAACTCAGCTATTTGTTCTATAACAAAAGCAGATCATGGTTTAAGTGCAGGAGACATTGTATTATTAGATAATGTAACTTTACCAGGTGGTACCGGTTATGCTGATTCAGATTTTGAAGATAAATTATTTCAAGTAACAAGTGTTACAAGCACAAGTGTATTTACAATCACACAATCAAGTAATGCAACTGCAACCGTTTCAACGGGTGGTAGTTTAGAAGTTAAACCTTATGAGACTGTTGGTCCTGCAGAACAATCTTATGGTTATGGTTGGGGTATTGATACTTGGGGATCAGGTAATTGGGGAGAAGCAGCTTCTGCATCTGACGTATCACTTGAACCAGGTTTGTGGTCATTAAGTAATTTTGGTCAAGTATTAATTGCAACGATTGCAAATGGTAAAACATTTACTTGGGATGCAGGTATCGCTGCAAGATTAACAACAAGAGCCTCTACTACTACATCAGGATTTGAAACTACAAGCAATCCAACTGCAACAAGAGTTACATTAGTTTCACCTACAACACGTCACTTAATTCACCTTGGAACTGAAACAACTATTGGAGATACAACAACACAAGATGATATGTTTATAAGATTCTCGGATCAAGAAAACATAAATCTATACACACCAACAGCAACTAATACTGCTGGTACACAAAGACTGCAAGACGGAACACGGATCATGGGTTCTTTAAAAGCAAAAGAAACAATTCTTGTTTGGACTGATAATGCTTTGTATGCAATGAAATTTATTGGTGCACCTTTTACATTTGGATTCGAGCAAGTTGGTACTAACTGTGGATTGATTGGTAAAAATGCAGCTGTTGAAATAGATGGTGCTGCGTTTTGGATGTCTAATAACGGTTTCTTTATGTTTGATGGTACAGTTAAATCTCTACCTTGTTCTGTTGAAGATTATGTTTATGATCAAGCAGATACTACAAAAGGTCAACAAGTCTATGCAGGTTTAAATAATTTATATACTGAAGTTGTTTGGTACTACCCATCAACAAACTCTGATTATAATGATCAATACGTTGTATTTAATTATGGAGAATCTATGAAAGGTGGTGTTTGGTATATTGGAACAGAATCAAGAACTTCATGGATTGATGCTAGTGTATACCCTAAACCATCTGCTACTAAATTTAATGACTCAGCTACAGGTACTTTTCCAGTTATTGTTGGTGAATCAGGTTTAGGTCAAACTACTTTATTTGAACATGAAGTTGGAACTGATCAAGTAAATCCTGATGGTACTACAACCACTGTTACATCATTTGTAAAATCATACGACTTTGATTTACAATCAAGACAGAAAGATGCTCAAGGTAGATCAAGTGAACCAAGTATTGCTGGTGAAGTGTTTTTAGCTATGAGAAGATTTGTACCAGATTTTAAAGACCTTCAAGGTAATGCTAAAGTAACACTTGGTGTTAAACGTTATCCTCAACAATCAGAAACAACAACATCTTTAAGTCCATTTACAGTTAACTCATCTACTAATAAAAAAGACACTAGGGCCAGAGGAAGATTTGTTAACATTAAAATAGAAAACACTGATGTCAGTGAGTCTTGGCGTTTTGGAACTTTAAGAATAGATATTCAACCGGATGGACGTAGATAATGGCTAAAATAGTTGTAAGATTACCTGAACCTAAAGAAGAGTATGATGTATCAAATCAAAAACAAGTTCATAGAGCAATTGCGTTAATTGTAGAACAATTAAACTCTACATACTTACAGGATTTAAAAGAAGACAATGAACGTTATACATGGTTCAAAGGTGGTAGTGGAGGTGATTGTTAATGAGTTGTAATAATGTAAACTTTGAACACCCTTTTGATCTTAAGGTTTCTAGTGGAGTTTTATCTCCTAGCTATAAACAAATTTATAAATTCGGACAAAATGCAGTTGTTGGAAGTAGTATGGAAACTATTTGGCAACAAGGAGGACTTTATTCTTACCCACCAAGTGCATCTACTATGACTGTGTCTAGTTCTGATGTAAATGATACTTCTGCTGGAACAGGCGCAAGAACTGTTTTAATTTCTGGATTAGATGCAAGTTATAATGAAACTAGTGAAACTATAACTTTAAATGGTCAAACAGCAGTTACTACCGTTAATACTTATATTAGAATGAATAGAGCTATAGTTCTAACAGCAGGATCAGGAGGAGTAAATGCTGGAATTATTTATGTAGGAACAGGAACTGTTACATCAGGAGTGCCTGCAAATATTTATACAACAATTAATGGAGATGGTAGTAATCAAACATTACAAGCATTTTGGACAGTACCTGCTGGTTACACTGCTTATATTTATCAAACAAATATCTCAACAGGAAATAGTTCTAATACTCCTGCTGTTTTAAAAACTGTATTAATAGCAAGACCTTTTGGTGGAGTATTTAACACAAAAGAAGTAATTGTATTAACAGATGGAAATCATTTACAAGATTATAGTTTTCCAATTAAATTAACCGAGAAAACAGATGTAGAGTTTAGAGCTGAATCTAGTTCAGCTTCTGTAAATTTTAATGTATCTGCTTCTCTAAACATATTATATGTACAAAACTAATGGCAAACGTATATAAAAACGCATTCTATGCACCGACAGGGACTAGCGCTGAGACAGTATACACTTGTCCAACTGAAGCTAGAGCTATTTTTCAAACTATTCAAATAACAAATACAAGTGGAAGTAAGGTGGTACAAGCGTATATTTATGACCATTCTTCTAGTACACAGTTTTTAATAGCTTATGCAGACATTACAGGACCTACTATTTGTAATTTATTAAAAGGTTCTGTAGTATTAGAAGAATCAGATGAATTGAGAATTGCAACTTCTGTAACATCTGGTATAAGTGGAACAACAGCTTTGCTAGAAGTTAGTAGAGTATATATAACTGACAGTGGTGTCTCACCAGGACCAGGAGGAGGAGGATAATATGGCATTTAAAGAAGAAGCAGAAGTAGCATATACAATAATCAATGGTAAAAAAGTACCAGTGGTTAAATGTGAAACAGAAGTAGTACTAAGAAATACACAAACTAATTATGAGTACAACTCAGATAAAGAAGCAGAAGACGATATTGCTAACCCTGAAACAGATACTCAACAAGAACACATAACAAGATCATTAAAAATTAAAGTAGCAGCAATGCCACCATTAGGAGCAGCGTCAGAGTAATGGCAATAACAAACGCACAACAATACCAACAACTTGTAAACAAACCAGCCAATGGTAAACGACCAGGTTATCGTGGTATTGGTGGATATCAAAGTGGAAGATCTGGGCCTTCTTCAAGAAGTAGTAGTAGAAGCACCAGTACTAATCAAGGACCAGCAGGTGGAGCATCAGCTGGTGGTAATTATGGTGGTAATAGAAACCCAAATCAAACTACTAATATAGGTGGGGGTTCAAACAGAACAAATAGATTAGCTGAAGAACAAAGAAAAAAAGAAGCAGCAGATCTTGCAACCGCAAAAAAAAATGCTAAAATTAAAGCAGATAAAATTAAAGCAGATGCAGCTAAAGCCATAGCAGATAAAAAAGCTAAAGCCATAGCAGATAAAAAAGCTAAAGACCTTTCTAATGTAGGTAAAAGTAAAACTAGTAAATTTGGAACTGTTGTTTCTTCTTTAAAAGAAAAAAATAAAAAATTTCAAAATAAAAAAAATATAGATTTAGCTAACAAAAGAGCATTTCAAAAATATCAAGACATAGAACAATATGTAGATATGATGGATGATTATGGTTTATCAGCAGAGGAGCTTGCTGATAAAGTAAAAGCTAATGAAACGTATGGTTATGATTTTAGTGATTTAGATAAGGGATTAGAAAACCTTGTAAGTAACAAAGGAACATCAATAGAGTCCATAAGAAAAAATTTATATGATGTAAACTCTCCTATGTTTGGAATAACTGGTTTACTAACAAACAAAATAAGACCAGATACACAAGTAACAGCATTAAATACTTTAAGAAAAGCAAGAGACTATAGAGATCTTGCAGGAACAGGTGATGTGTCAAGAGATGATTTAGATAATTTAAGAAATAGAGGTAAGACTCAAGAACAAATTGATATTATGGATGGTAATGTTAGAGACAACGATCCTTACATTCCACCAATTATTTCACAATTACCTGTTGTAGGATCTACTACAAGTAGCGATCCTTTTTCCCTAGCTCCAAGATTCATGGGCTCTATATTTGATTTTAGTGGACCACAGTTTGCAGCAGATGGTGGAATAATGAGAACAGGTGCCATGGACGGTGGACGAATGAGACAAATGGAAATGATGGAAGATGAAGATGATCCGACAGGAGGAATCATGGACCTTGAATCAGGAAGACAAATGTATTTCTTAGGTAAGCTAGTTAAGAAAGCAACACGTGCAGTTAAGAAAGTTGCTAAGTCTCCATTTGGTAAAGCTGCTTTATTATATGGTTTAGGAAGTTTAGGAGCTGGTGCTTTAGGTCAATATAATGCAGGAACAGGATCAGGATTTTTTAGTGGTCTAAAAGGAAAATTATTTGGAAAAGCAGCTCTTGGAGCTAAATCTGTACCGGGAATGGGTTCTTTATTTAAACCAGCTACTAAAGGTTTACTTGGTAAATTAGGAATTACAAAAGGTGCAGGATCTTTTATGCCAACATTAAAAGGTGGTATAGGATTAGGTTTAGGAATTCCTTTTGCTTTAGATGCATTAGGTGTGGGTAAAGAAGAAGACGATGGAATGGATTTAGATGAGTATTACAGAACTCAAGGTATTAACATAGCTGACATAAGAAATAATCCTTACAATTATTTATCAGCTAGAAACCAAGGTAGTAAATTTGCTGCTGATGGTGGACTAATGAGAAACGGTTATCAAGAAGGTGGAGATGCAGAACCAGTGGCCAAGAAGACTATGCCATTAATAGATATGGATGGTATGGAAAAAGATTACAGAGCTGATGGAGGGTTCGTGCCTATCGGTAGAATGGAAAGAGCAGACGATGTGCCTGCAAGATTATCAAAGAATGAATTTGTCTTTACTGCTGACGCTGTAAGAAATGCAGGTGATGGAGATATAGACAAAGGCGCAGAAGTCATGTATAACATGATGAAAAACCTCGAATCCGGAGGTGAAGTATCAGAAGAATCGCAAGGATTAGATGGCGCTAGAGAAATGTTTCAAACATCACAAAGATTAGAGGAAGTATTATAATGGCCGAACAAACTACGATATCAAGACCAGCACCTTTTGTAGAAGATATAGGAAGAGATTTAGCCAAACAGGCCGTTGCCCTTACCGGTGTTCCTGTTGTAACTGGTGGACTAGGAAGTTTAACAAGAGCAACTGGTGAAACGGATGCAGGTTTTAAAGCAAGACAAGATGCTGCAAGAGCATTTGAAGTAAGACAACAAAATTTAGCAGGACTTGCACCACAGATTGCAGGTCAAGATGCATTACAACAACAAGCACAAACTTTAGCTACACAAGGTGTAGGAAGTTATCAACCTTTTTTAACAGCTGCACAAGGTGCAACTGGACCACAAGCTTATCAACAGTTTATGTCACCATATCAATCACAAGTTATGGAAGCATCACTTGCAGAGTTTGATAGAAATGCACAAATACAACAACAAGGTTTAAGAGATCAAGCAGTAGCATCAGGAGCTTTTGGTGGTGGACGTGAAGGTGTTGTACAATCAGAATACATGAGAGGTTCTGATATGAACAGAGCACAACTACAAGCAAACTTATTACAACAAGGTTTTGGTCAAGCACAACAAGCAGCACAACAACAATTTCAAAATCAAATGGGATTAGCATCTGCATTACCTGGATTACAATCAGGAGATATTTCAACGTTAGGTTCATTGGGCGCATTGAATCAAGCGCAACAACAAGCTCAACTTGATGCTCAAAGAGAAGCAACTAGAATGGCTACTTATCAACCACAGGAACAATTACAAAACTACGGTAACCTTGTTACAGGTATCATGGGTGGAATGGCTGGATCAGGAACACAAACATCACAAGTACCAGACCCAACATTCTTACAAACTGCATTAGGTGCAGCGGCTA